GGGAGCAGATCCGCAGAAAGGACAATGGACCACAGACAGCGTCCGCATGGCTGTTTAATTCCTTAGCCAACAAACACGCAGACGCCATGGACAACTACCCACAGGCGAACCTTTTGCCACGGGAGGAGAGGGACAAACAGGATGCTGAGCAACTGTCAAAAATCGTGCCGGTGGTCATGGAACAGAACGGATTTGAACAGACATACAACGACGAGTGGTGGGATAAATTGAAGAACGGTACCGGGGTTTTTGGCGTGTTCTGGAACGCGGAAAGGGAAAATGGGCTGGGGGACATTGAAATCCGGGATGTGGATATGCTGAACATCTTCTGGGAGCCAGGGATTTCGGACATCCAGAACAGCCGAAATGTATTTACCATTGCGCTGGTGGATACGGATATTTTGCAAGAAATATATCCTGATTTGCGGTTTCGAGGCGACGGGGCACTGAATACGGCGGAGTATATCCACGACAGCGCCATTGACACTTCCAAAAAATCCATTGTGGTGGACTGGTACTACAAAAAGCGTGCAGGCACGAAGATGGTGCTGCATTTGATCAAATTCTGCGAGGGGAATCTGCTGTATGCTTCGGAGAATGAGGAAGGCATGGAGAACGGCATTTATGACCATGGGAAATATCCCTTTGTGTTTGATGTGCTTTTCCCCGAAAAGGACAGCCCGGCAGGCTTTGGGTATGTGGACATCATGAAAGACGCCCAGATCAGCATTGACAACATGTGGATTTCCTTTGAGAAGAACGTGAAGCAGCAGGCAGAGCCGAGATATTTCCGCAAACAGGGGGCGGGCATCAATGACAAGCAGTTTGCAGACCTGTCCAATTCTATTGTGGACTATACGGGGGATCCAAACGACATCATCCCCATACAGGTGAATCCAGTCAGCGGTATTGCAACGAATCTGTATCAATTAAAGATTGACGAACTGAAAGAAACATCGGCAAACAGGGACTTTTCTCAGGGGAGTACCGCAAGCGGCGTGACGGCGGCGTCTGCAATTGCTGCGTTGCAGGAAGCGGGGAGCAAGACCAGCAGGGACATGATCAAAGCCAGTTACAGGGCGTATGTGGAAGTGGTTTCGCTGGTGGTGGAGCTGATCCGGCAGTTTTACGACCTGCCACGGGAATTCCGCATCACAGGTGTGGGCGGTGACACCTTTGTTTCCTATGACAACAGCAATATCAAACCACAGCCCATGGAAACGGTCATGGGCGTTGAGGTGGGCGGCAGAAAGCCCATTTTTGACATCAAAATTACCAGTCAGAAAAGCAGCCCATTTTCCAGAATCGCCCAGAACGAACTGGCAAAGGAACTGTATGGAGCGGGACTGTTTAATCCGGAACTGGTGGATCAGGCGCTGATCTGTCTAGAGATGATGGACTTTGAAGGGAAAGACGCCATTGTGCGGAAGGTGGCGCAGAACGGTACCATGATGCAGCAAATGGAACAGATGCAGGCACAGATCGTACAGATGGCAGGCATCATCGACAAGCTGACAGGAAAAGACCTGACAGGAGCTGTGACACAAGGGACAGTGGGAGCGCCTATGCCAAACAAGGTGGAAGGGACAGACACCAGCGTGAATCCTTTGGGGGACGCAGAGAAAACAAGTAAGCAAAACATTACAGACAAGGCACGAAGAACGACACAGGAAAGAACAGCCGTGAAGTAAAAAAACTTTGCGTCTCAGGCGGAGCCCTCAAGCCGCAAAGTTGGAGACAGAGGTAAAAACAAAAGTTCCGGCGACATGCTGTCTGGAAACTTCTGTTTTTGTCCACACACCACAAAGAAGTGTGGACAGCCACATATGGCTGGCGTTTGCGAAGCAAACGTGTTGACCAAGGCGGAAGTGAATTCCGCCTGCGGATTCCAGAAAAAGAAAACAATTAGGAGGTTGAGATATGACAGAAATCACATACAGCATGGAAAATGGGCGGTACACATTGGAAGCCCAAGGACATGCCGGATATGACAAACACGGGCATGACATCATTTGCGCAGCGGTCAGCGCCCTTTTGCAGATGGGCTGGGCAGGACTGAAAAATGAATGTTTGGTTGGTGGAACAATGGAGCAGAGAAGCGGATATTTCTTTTTTGACTGCCATGTAAACGAGGGGAAACGAAAAGAGGCGGATACACTCATGAAGTCTGTCATTTACGGACTGAAGCTCATTGAGGATGGGGCGCCAAAGTATCTGAAAGTACAGCAAAAGGGGGGTGGGGGAAATCAAAATTGATTTTTCCTATACTGAAAACAGACACGCGGGAAAGACCGCAGAGGGCACGCCGGAAAGACGGCAGAGAGGACACGCGGGAGAGACCGCAGAAAGGGGATACATCATGGAAAAATACAAAATGGACTTACATCTCTTTGACGAAGGCGCGGCAGGCGGCGAAGGAGGCGCTGCGGCTCAGGGACCGGAAGCAGGTGCACAGGCAGAAGGAGGAGCCCCAGAGGGCGGTCGTGACCTGGAAGCAGAGTTTGACAGTCTGATCAAAGGGGACTACAAGGACACCTACAACAAGCGGGTAAGCGGCATCGTGAAGGACCGACTGAAAGGCAGCAAACAGACGGAAGCCGGTCTGAGAGAAGCAAGAGAAGTCATGGCGCTCATGGGTGAGCGGTACGGACTGGACGGCACAGACGCAAAAGCACTGAGAGCGGCACTGGAAAACGACAAACAGTACCTGGAACAGGAAGCCCTGGAAAAGGGAATGAGCGTGGAACAGCTGGCAGAAATGAAGAAAATGGAGCGGGAAAACCGCAGTTTCCGGCAAGCTATGGAGCGGCAGCGGGAACAGGCAGAGTTTGACCAGAAATTCCGGGCATGGAGCGAGGAAGCGGAGGGACTGAAAGCACAGTATCCAACACTGAATCTCATGGAGGAATTCAACGATCCAAACTTCATCAGGCTGCTGGACAGTGGTGTGGGCGTGAAAGCAGCCTATCAGGCCATCCATTTTGATGAGATCATGTCCGGCGCTATGGCACACACAGCGCAGACAGCACAGAAAAAAGTCATGGACAGCGTGAAAGCCAACGGCGCAAGACCGCAGGAAAACGCAGCCCAAGGGGCAGCGGGTGTATCCGCCTATACAGACGTAAACAAACTGACAAAACAGCAGAGAAAGGAAATCGCGGATCAGGTCATGAGAGATCCTGACAAGCGAATCACATTCCGATAAGGAGGGAAAACACATGGAAAAATACAAAATGGATTTGCAGCTTTTCGCAACGACAATGACAACGGATACCGGCACATTGTCTGCGGAAATGAAAACATATTATGACAATTGGCTCATTGACAATGCGGAACCGAACCTGGTGCATGACCAGCTGGGGCAGAAAAGACCCATTCCAAAAAACGGCGGTAAGAAAATCGAATTCCGCAGATACAAAGCACTGGCAAAAGCCATGACAGCCATTACAGAAGGCGTGACACCTGCAGGAAACAGTCTGACTGTTACAACAAAAGAAGCAACCGTGAAACAGTACGGCGATTTCATCCAGATGTCCGACGTACTGCTGCTGACTGCCATCGACAACAACCTGGTGGAAGCGGTGAAGCTGCTGGGACATCAGGCAGGCAGAACACTGGACACAGTTACCAGAGAAGTCATCAACGCCGGTACCAACGTACTGTATGCGCCTAAGAGCGACGGCACACCTGTCACACAGAGAACCAATCTGGACGCAACATGTCTGATGACAGTTCCTCTGATCATGAAGGCAGCGGCAACACTGAAAGGGCAGAACGCAACACCTATCCGCGACAATTGCTATGGTTCTATCATTCATCCATTTGTTGCATATGACCTGATGCAGGACGAAAAATGGGAAGAATGGAACAAGTACACAAACCCCGAACACATGTATAATGGTGAGATCGGCAGAATTGGCGGCGTGATTTTCCTGGAAAGCACAGAAGCGAAAATCTGGGAAGATGCGGCAAGCACTTCCCTGTCTGTATTCTCTACGCTGGTGGTTGGTGAAAACGCATACGGCGTCACAGAAGTTACCGGAGGAGGCTTGCAGACCATCGTGAAACAGCTGGGCAGCGGCGGCAGCTCTGACCCTCTGGACCAGAGAGCCACAGCGGGCTGGAAGGCACTGAAAACAGCCTGCATCCTGGCGGATGAATACATGGTAAGAATCGAAAGCACATCCAGCTTCAGCGAAGCGGCAGCCAACTAAAGGAGTGATACGAGATGGCAGAAAATAAAGAAAAAACAATGGAAGAAAAGATGCTGGAAGCTCTGGAGCAGGTAAAAAATGAACTGGCGACGGTGAAAGAAGAAAACGCAGCCATGAAAGAAAAGCTGCAGGAAGCGGAGAAAAAAGCAAAAGAAGCGGCAGAAACCGCAAAGGAAGCCAAAGGCGAAAGCAAGCTGACAGAAGCCCAGAAGCGGACAAAGTTGGAAAGAGACATGCACGCAGCCATGCAGAAGGCGAAGGAAGACACCGTCATGGTGAAGATCCCTAAGACAGAAACGGAAAGAGAAGACGTTTTCGTGTGCGTAAACGGCTGTGCTTACCTGATCCAGAGGGGGCAGGAAGTGGAAGTGCCAAAGTTTGTGGCGGAAGTGCTGAAAAACAGCGAAGAACAGCGGGAAGCGGCTTACGAGCTTATGGAAAAAATGGAAGACAAAAACAAAGACGAATAACAACGGAGGAGGGGGCGAAAGCCCCCTTTTTTTCAGACGCAAAAGGCGTCTGTCGGACAAAGGTTCATTACATTCGAGCCTATAAAAAAGGAGTGATGTTATGATCTCGATTATTGGAAAACAGATGATCTTTCCCAATGAGGAACAGACTTTTGTCATCGGCGATGACGAAACCGTCAGCAGAGAGTTTATCATGAAGCGATATGAAGCGGACAGGATCGACCTTTCGGCGCTGACATTCCGGTTGGATTTGCAGTACAAGAGCGGCGCAAAAAATACGGCGCTGCTGGTAAAGAGTATTCAGGATGAAACCATCACACTGCTTTGGGATGTGACAAAAGAGGACTTCCCGGAAATTGGGACTGTATTCATTGACATGAGAGCATTTGACGATACCGGGGCGGTACGGTGGACAACAGTGAAAACACCTATCTTTGTGGAAACCACCATTGACACACCGGGGGACTACACGGGAGATTTGAGCGAACTGGAACAGATGGAGGCAGCCATTTCCAAAGTGTTGGACAGTGAGGCAGACAGAGTGGAGGCGGAAAATCAGCGGGTACTGAATGAAACCGTCAGAGAAGAAAAGGAAAATGAACGACAGACAGCAGAAACAGCCAGAGAACAAGCAGAAACAAAGCGTCAGGAAGATACAGCAGATGCCATCAAAGCGGCACTGGAAGCGGCGGAAAAAGCAAATACAGCAGTAGGACCACAGGGACCAGTGGGTCCGATGGGACCGGAGGGACCACAGGGACCAAAAGGCGATAAGGGCGAAAAAGGAGATAGAGGGGAAACAGGTATCCAAGGACCGACAGGTCCACAGGGTCCAATGGGACAGACAGGACCGCAAGGGGAACCATTTAGATACACAGATTTCACACCGGAACAATTAGAAGGACTGAAAGGACCAAAAGGTGACAAGGGAGACACCGGTCCGCAGGGTTTGCAGGGAGAAAAAGGAGAAAGAGGCGAACAAGGACCACAGGGCGAAACAGGACCACAGGGCGAAACAGGACCACAGGGGGAGAAAGGTGATACAGGGCTGCAAGGATCAGAAGGACCAATGGGTCCAACAGGTCCGACAGGTCCAAAGGGTGACAAAGGAGAAAAAGGGAATACAGGTGCGCAGGGTCCAGAAGGTCCCGTAGGTCCACAAGGACCACAGGGCGAAACAGGTCCGCAAGGACCAGCAGGTCCGACAGGTCCACAAGGTCCCATCGGAGAAACGGGGAAAGGACTGCAAATTCTGGGGTACTATGGGACACTGGATGCATTGAAACAGGCAGTCAAAACGCCGAAACCGGGGGACGCATACGGCGTCGGCAGTGCTGATCCATACGACATTTATGTTTATGATGGGATTTTGAAGGATTGGAGAAATAATGGGAAAATTCAGGGACCACAAGGTCCGGCAGGACCAAAAGGTGATACAGGTGCACAAGGTCCAAAGGGTGATACAGGTGCACAGGGACCACAAGGTCTCAAAGGTGATAAGGGTGATAAAGGAGATCCATTTACCTATGATGATTTCACACCGGAGCAGCTTGCAGCATTGAAAGGGGAAAAAGGCGATACTGGACCAACAGGACCACAAGGTCCAAAAGGGGAGAAAGGTGACACAGGGCTGCAAGGTCCAAAAGGAGAACAAGGACTGCAAGGCATACAGGGGATTCAAGGACCAGCAGGACCAACAGGACCAAAAGGTGATCCGGGTGACGAGGGACAGCAAGGACCAAAAGGGGAAAAGGGAGATCCATTTACATACGCAGATTTCACAGAAGAACAACTGGCAGCATTGAAAGGACCAAAGGGAGACACTGGCGCACAGGGTCAAACAGGAGAACAGGGACCACAAGGTCCGGCAGGTCCGAAAGGAGATACGGGAGAAGCTGGTGCAAAAGGAGATACAGGCGCACAAGGACCACAGGGTGTACCGGGAGAAAAGGGCGCAGACGGCAAGAGCGCCTATACGGCAGCGGCGGAGAATGGGTTTACGGGAACGGAACAAGAATTTAACACAACACTGGGCAATCTGGGAAATTTGAATACCACACTGGATGCCATCAATGGGGAGGTGATCTGATGGGAACGACCACAGAAAAATTGACATACTTACAGGGGACAAAAGATGCTATTAAAGATGCCATTGTGGCAAAGGGCGTGGAAGTGCCGGAAGGGACTACGTTTCGGGGATATGCGGAAAAGGTGGGAGAGATTCAGGTAGGTGGAGAAATATTAAGTGCAACAATAACACTGGAAAATAACACTGGAAAAAATGGTAATTTAAGATTAGTTTTTATAGATGCAGATGGAAATAAAACAAACATGGAAGGAACGGAAGTAAAAACTGTAAATGTAAAAAGTGGAGAACCGATTGTAATAATTGCAAATGTATACGAGTGGACTGGTCTAGAATTCAGAATTAATGATGAACTAATTTCAATTATGTATTTTGAAAATATAGAATGGGGAAAATCTGTGACTGCAATACCAATAACAGAAGAAGTAATGAAAATTGGTATCTATTATTTATAAAAGAAAGGAGTGAATATATTGAACCTACGTGAACTTTTGACAACCGTCGACCAGCTCCGCCCAAACGCCTTTACAGACGCGGAGAAAATCCGCATGGTGAACACGGTGGAAGGTCGCATTTACAAGGATATTTTGAGCAAATACGAAGGGGAAGAACCTGTATTTGTACCCTTTGCAGAAGGACAGGAGGAGCGGGAACTAGTGGTTCCCGTTCCATTTACGAACATATATGTGTATTATCTCATCAGTATGATGGATTTTTACAACGGGGATTCCGGCAGATACAACGACAGCATGGTTTTATACAATCAGTCGTGGGAAGAATTCCAGGCACACTATTTGCAGACACACACGCCGAAGCAGACGAATTTATGTGGTATGATCCCATTGAGGGGGTGGTGAGATGCGTTTACCAAGATTGAGCGGACGGGAAGCCGTATCGGACAGGCTGGTATCCTTCCAGGGGATCAATGTACTGGATATGGCGTCCCAGGGGGCATTTGTGGACATGCAAAACCTGTCCTCTGACCATTTCCCCTATCTGTCCATCCGAAAGCCGAGAGGGACCGTACAGAAGCTGACAAAGGCAAACGGGCTTTTGATGCGGGAGAAGATGTTCTATGTAGATGGCACAGAAGCATTTTACGACGGGCAAAAAGTGGGAGATGTGACGGACAGTGAAAAGACGCTGCTTTCCATGGGGGCTTATATCCTGATATTCCCGGACAAGATTTCTTACAACACCGCAGACGGAAAGTGGGAGAGCATGGAAAACAGCTACACTTCCACAGGGACAGTCACATATAAACAATCCTATTTGACAGAAACGGATTTGGACGCAGAAGGGCAGGTTTACGTCAAAATCGAGGCGGCAGGCATTGAAGAAGGATTCGCAGAGGGGGATGGAATCGAACTTAGCGGTTTCAACGTGGAAGTGTTGAATAAAACGGCGGTTATCAAGGACATTGGGACAGGATATATCAAAATCGTGGGACCTATCGACAAGGATGGGAGCCAGACGGAGCCAATCGCCATCAAGCGGACAGTGCCGGACATGGATTTTTACACCGTATCCGAAAACCGTTTATGGGGATGTTCCTCAAAAAACCATGAGATTTATGCATCAAAACCATGGGACTTCAAAAATTTTAATTGTATCGAAGGGGGACCAAGTGACAGTTATGGTGTAAAGATAACAAGCGACGGGGATTTTACGGGAGCAATCACCTATCTGGGCTATGTGATGTTCTGGAAAGAAAATGCCGTTTACAAGGTATACGGCAATCGCCCTTCCAATTTTCAAATCGTGGAAGGGATGCTGCGGGGCGTTGCGAAAGGATGCGGAAAAAGTCTTTGCATCGTCAACGAGGTTTTATACTACAAGTCAGAAAGCAGCGTCATGAGTTTTCAAGGGGCATTGCCCACGGATGTGGGGGCGGTGCTGGAAGCTGGATACGGTGCGGCGGAAGCAGGAAGGATGGGAAACAAGTACTATATTTCCATGGAAAATGGGCTTTTTGTCTATGACACGGCAAAAGGGCTTTGGCACCGGGAGGACAACACAAAAGGGAGATATTTTTCCACTTACGGAAGTGTGCTGTACTATTTGGACGGGAACACCATCAAGACCATGACGGGAGCAGACGAAGAAGTCATTGAGTGGTATGCAGATACCAACGATTTCACCTACAATATGCCGGACAGTAAATTCGTGTCGAGATTTTCTATCCGCATGATGGTACCGGCGGGAGCGGCAGTGGAAATCTACATCCAGTACGACAGCAGCGAGGCATGGCAGCGATTGAAGCAGATCGGGGGCATGCGTACAAATATTGTGAATGTGCCTGTGATTCCCAGACGGTGCGACCATTTCCGTTTACGATTAGCGGGATACGGTCCAGCGATTTTGCAGGACATGACCATTTATCTCACCAGCGGCAGCAACGAGCGGAGGTGATGATATGGCGATTTACAGCGGTATCCAATTACCGGATATGGGAGGAATTGACGATAGAAAAGAACGACAGCAGATACTCAATTATCTTGCCCTGCTGGATGAAAAACTGCGGTACATGTTCCAGAACATCGACCCAGAGGAGAACTATACACCTAGTGCCTTCCAAAACTACATCAAGACAGAGAAAGGGCTTACCAGTTTACAGGTGGAGCAGGGGAAGATTTCTTCTCTGGTTTCGGACTTAGAGGGGAACTTTTCCCTGCTGGAACAGACGGTGAACGGGATTTCCTCTACCGTGGCAGACATGGAGGGGAATATTTCCATCATTGAGCAGGAGGCGGACAAGATCAACTGGATTGTGGCTGGAGGCGGTAGTGCTTCCAGTTTTATGCTGACAAGCAGGATGGCGAAGCTGATTTCTGACGAGATTGAAATCTATGGACCTGTGACATTCAATGACCTTTCCACCGGCGGACGATCTGAGATCAACGGGGACAACATCACAACTGGGCAGATACTAGCGGACTATATCGCCTTAGGCGGTTTGATGACCGTTTACGAGGACAGCTACAACACGAAATACGAAGGCGGATACATCGGATACGGCAGAGGGGACGACGGCGAAGGCAGGACATACGGGATCATGATGACAGATGCCACAGAGAGCAGTCTTTTCATTGCAACTGACCGGGGCGCCAGAATGACAAACGGGAACAGTGCTGTGTACTGTACGTCTTATGATGTGGTATTCACAACGGGCATCGACTATTATGTGACGGACTTGAACTTTTACTGTGGTACAGATGGGGTATCCAGACTGGGGACATCATCTAGGCTTTGGCGTGAGGTATATGCCGAGGTGGGAACCATCAACACATCTGACCGGAGAAAGAAAAACAGCATCACATACGATTTGACGAAATACGAAAAGTTTTTCTTAGAGCTGAAGCCGACGCCTTACAAGATGAACAACGGCACAAGCAACAGATTACACATCGGATTCATTGCCCAGGACATCGAAGAAAATCTGGCAGCCAATGGGCTGACCAGCCTTGACTTTGCGGGATTTATCAAAAGCCCGGAATATTCAGAAGTAACAAGAAGCGGTGTACCGTTAGAAGGGGCGGAAATCGTGGACTACCGATACGCATTGAGGTATGGGGAATTTGTGGCACTGAACACCTACATGATACAGCAGTTATATAAACGAGTAGAAGCATTGGAGGGGAAAGCATGAAACTGAAGAAAAGAGCCATCATCGAAAGTCTGGACAGCGTGGCGCAGCTGTACGGAAAGGAAATGGAAGCGGAAGCGGCGCTTTTGATGCTGGGGAACGCTTTGCAGCTGAACCGGGCGGCGGAAGCAGTGAAAAGGGAATTGCAGGAAGCAACGAAGGACAGAAACACATGGAAGGCAGAAACAGACAGGATTCTGGAAGAAACCATAGAAGTGCCTATTCATACAGTGGACGTGCGCAAAATGGGATGTAGGGTAAGTCCTGCCCAGATGCATAAGGTGCTGTTTTTGTTTTGAAGAAACTTTGCGTCTCAGGCTTTGCCTTCAAGCCGCAAAGTTGGAGGCAGAGGAGGAAACAAGAAGTTCCAGCGACATTCTGTCTTGAAACTTCTGTTTCTGTCCTCGGCGGAAGTGAATTCCGCCTGCGGATTCCAAAAAAGAAGAAACTGAAAAATACCCTGCTGGAAGGCGGGGTATTTTTTATGCAAAAAAAAGGACCGATCATATCAGCCCATTTCTTTGATGCGTTTTTGCAGGAAGCGGAATTGTTCTTCCATTTCTTCTGTGGTGATCGCGCCAGACTGCACAGCATGTTCCATATTTTTTTCATAGACAGTCTTGATTTTTGCTGCACAGGACATGGGATTGAGCATGCCGGGGGAAATATGATATTTCCCGCTGGTGAGCAGGTCAAAAGCAGAATGAGAAAGAAGCGTACGGGAAATGGTGTCATAATCAACAGAGTTGTCATCCCATGTGGAAATTTCATCCGAAAAAGATTCCATCATGTTCCACACTTGTTTTTTCAGATCCGGCAGAGCCGAAGGCACAGACTGAGAGCATTGTTTTTCATATTCAGAAATGTGATACGCACAGAAAGACCAGAGTTTTTCCATGCGTTTTTTTATTTTTGCGCTGCGAAACAGAAACACGAAAATTCCCCCTTTTGGGTTCAATATAACACAGACGGAAAAGGTATGACAATAGACCTTTTCCACAAAAAGGGGCTGGGGGAAGTTTCCTCCTGATTTCTTTAGAATGAAAAGAAAAAAGGAGGTCGGGAGCTATGGCAAAAACACTGGAAGAATATTTGAGAGAAAATCCGAATCTGAAGCTGGGACAGGCGGACATGGACCTGGGACGGCAGAACTTTGGGGCATTGGAAGAAATCATCAAAGCAAGGCAGGACTGGGCAAATGCAACGACAAAAGAGGAAAAGGATGCAGCACACAATCGGGCGGAGAACATCAGAAAATATTATGGCAGTTATAGCGGCGGCACAGACGGCATGGGCGGGCAGTACAGCCCCACATACGTGAAGCCAAGCAGTGCGGCGAACGAGGACAATATACAGGCGATTTTTGACCGTTTGAACGGGGCATATAAAGGAAACGCGCCTACATGGACCCCGAAGTATGAAAGTGAGATCGAAGATATTCTGGGGGAAATTGGGGACTATGGTCCATTTGAATATGATTTGATGGACGATCCCATGTACCAGCAGTACAGAGACAGTTATATCCGAGAAGGGAAAAGAGCCATGGAGGATACAGCGGCGCAGACGGCAGCCATGACAGGCGGTTACGGCAGTACATACGGCGCGACAGCGGCACAGCAGAGTTACGACCGTTATTTGGAAGGACTGAATGATGTAGTGCCACAGCTGGAACAGAACGCATACGGCAGATACCGAGATGAACTGGGTGACCTGTATAACCAGATGAGTGCGTTGCAGCAGGAAGAAAGCAGGTTGTTTGGACAGTATGCCACAGAAAGAGGATTTTCACAGGCGGACAGGGATTTTGCTTATAATGCAATGCTGGCGGCTATGAATCAGAACAACTATGAAAACGAGTTTGACAGAGGAATCTTTGAAAGTGACAGAGATTTTGATTTCAACGAAGGTACAACAAAATGGCAGATGACGCAGGAAGAAAGACAGAACGCCATCGACAACGCTCTGGCAATTGGAGATATTGGGGCATTAAAAGAACTGGGATACGATACCAGATATTTGGAATTTTTACAGCAAGTGGAACGGGCGCAGGGAAATGCGGCTATCAAAAAAGCACAGGAAGCAATGAGCGGAAAGAGCAGCAGCAGTAAAAAAAGCAGTAGCAGCAAGAGCAGCGGAAGCAGCAGTGGAACGAAATCCAGCGGAAGTACAGGAAGCGGAATCAGCAGCGATACAGGGAAAACATCGAATGGATATACATTTTTATATATGAATTATAAGGTGTTAGGTGATACGCCTGAATTTGAGCAAAAGGCAGCTGAATTGATCCAAAAAGGCATGGTTACAAAAGAAGATTATGAAAAATTCAAAGCAAAATATGGAGATTGATCGGGGGGACGAGCATGCTTTCATTTGATGAATTACAGAAAAAATATAAGGACCAAAAGCCGCAGACTGTTGCAGGACCATCTACAGAAGATCCGTTATATATCAAATATAGAGAAGCTGTGGAAGCGGAAAAACCAAAGGTGGCAGGGGGGACCGTAAACCCCATCATTTCTTTTGGGAATGTACGGGAAAATCCCGTGCTGAAACGGAAAACAAATACCACAAAAACATACAGTCAGGCATTGACGGAAAGCAGAAACAAAGCAAAGGTTTTGGAAAATGGGGCAAAACTGCCGACAGTGATTCCGCCAAAGGGGGATGTGAGTAAGCTGATTCTGCCGGACACAGGGGGCGGCGGTACTGTCAATCCAACACTGAAAAGAAACGAAGTGCGGACAAATTACGACTACATGACAGACCGGGAAGCAGCTGTTTACAAATATTACCGTGACAGAGGACAGGTGGAAAAGGCACAGGAATACCTGGATGCACTGGAAATGGATGTGAACCAGAGAGCAGCCATGCAGAAAAGAGAGGATGCAAAGAAGCTGGCGGAGGAAAGCACAGCGGCGGCACTGTATGCCCGTGCAGTTGGGAACATTGGACAGGCAGCCGGGGCAGTTTACGCGGCAGCAATGGAAGGAGCGGACAAGCCCGTTGACCCTTATCATCCACTCATGGGCGGCGTGAACATGAATGAGGGACTTTATGAAGGGCTGATGGGTGAGAGTACCGGGGCAAACAAGGTGGTAAAAGACATTGGTCTGGGTATTTTTGACTGGGCAACACAGGCGGCGGTGCTGGGACCTGCGACACCATATGTCATGGCGGCAGGGGCAGCAGCGGGAAACACCAAAGACGCACTGGAAAGAGGCGGCACAACAGACGAAGCAGTCATGTATGGTCTGGCAGGAGGCGCGGTAGAAGCTATCACAGAAAAACTGGGATATGACAGATTATTCAAATATGGCGCAAATGCCATTGCCAAGAAATTGGGGCACGCTGGTTTGTTTGAACTGAGCGACAAAATCGCTGATAAAGGCGCGTTGGCGAAATTTCTGTGGGAAGTCATGCCCCATGGCGCATCGGAAGGATTGGAAGAAGCAACATCGGAATTTACCAATATCGTGGCAGATACGCTTGTTTTAGGTGACAACAGCCAAATGAAGCAGATCGCACAGACAGCTATGGAAAACGGCGCAACAGAAAGCGAAGCTGTGAAAACAGCATTACAGCAAGGATTTTTACAAGTAATATACAGCGGGGCAATCGGTGCTGCCAGCGGCGGTGTCATTGCCGGCGGTATTGGCGGCCTGAGCCGTGCGAAAGGAAGAAACGCACTGGAAATGGCAGGAAATCCAGCAGGTGTGGCAAGGGAAGCCATGACAAACGCGGGAAAAGAAGTGACAAAGAGAATAAACGACATGAGAAGCCAAGGAAAGGCAGAAGTGCCGGAAGGGACAACACAGGGGAATGTGTTGCCGGAACAGGGAAATGTGATGGGAAACAGCGAAAATACATCCATGGAGCAAAGACAGGAAAACAAAGCCCTGCGGGATTTCGGTGAAAAATACTATTACACCGAAGGGCAGAAGGTCGTCAACGAGGAAGCGGAACGGAGAGGGGACACATCTTTTATTCCTGCTTTTCAGACATATTACACAGCGGGACTTACGGGGGTAAAAGAAAGCGACATCAAACAGACGGCGGAAACAGCGGTAGCGGATAAGCTGCTTTTGAACAGGGCGTATGAAGCAGGCGCGCTGGACAGGAAAGAAGATCTGGAAATGCGCTTACAGGGGACAGGGAAAATGACAGACACCCCTGGGGTGGTGCTGGAAACAGAAGCCATTACAGAGGGGCAGAAAGCCCTTGCCAATTTGGTGAGTGAAACTACGGGGGCGGAAGTATGGGTCGTGGACAAGCTGAAAGAAGGCGTAAGGGGCACCTTTGACAGAAACAAAGGGAGAATCACCATCGCTCTGGACAGCGGGCAGTTTGCCGGGACGTTATTCCATGAGAGTGTACACTTCATCAGGGATGCAAGCCCGGAGGGCTTTGACCGACTGCGGCAGACGGTATTTTCCACGGCAGCTGCTATGAAAGGCATGGATTTAGAAACCTATGTCAGAAAATATGAAAAGATGTATGGGGAAGCGTACCAGCAAGAGGGGCGGGAAATCGACTTTGACCAGATTCTGGAGGAGATGGTAGCGGACGCTTTCGCGGAAGTGGCAGGAAATGAAAAAGCCATGCGAGCCCTTGTGACAGAGCTGAAAAAAGAAAATCCTTCGGTTCTGGAAAAACTGAAGGATTTTGTGGACAGCTTATTAAAGACACTGAAAAGTCTGGTTACAGACGGGCGGTTTTCTTCTTTTGGCGCACAACTGCAAAAAGACATTGATTTTACAGAAAGAATGGCAAAAATGCTGGCAGAGGAAATGAAGACCGCCGGGGAAATGCAGAGAGGGGAAAAGACAAGCATAAAAAATAGAAAACAAGTTTTTTCAGACATAAATTTAGAGGCAGACCCCGAAGTACCTGGAACCGAAGTTCGTCTCTCCTATAAAAATAAAAACGATCTGCCTCTTATGGAAAATATAACACAGTCAAAAAAAGAAGACAATGGAAAAGAAAGAGAATCAGAAAATAGATTTTCCTTGAAAGAACCCATAGAAGAAACGAAAGACCTGATTGCGGTCCATAATCTGACTGGTGAGAAACTACGTAAACTTTTAGATTTGCAGGGGATTCCCATGCCGAGCATTGCCATTACAAAAAGCGATGCCACGGCGGAGGATTTTGGGGAAATTTCTTTGGTGTTTCGGAAAGATACCATTGATCCGGCAGACGAAAGAAACAAGGTGTTTGACGCAGACGCATGGACGCCTATGTTTCCCATGCTGGATAAAGAGGAATACGGCAAAACAAGAGCGTTTCTGGAAGAACTGGTGCGGACCATGCAGGCACAGACCAAAAGTGGAAAAAATGCCCAAGGGTTTATGGGAGAAAACACCATGCGGGCAGCCATGGCAAACAGATTCGTTTCTCTTGGCGAGATCAAGGAAGCAAGAGAAAAACTGGAGCATTTGCCAAAGGAAGAATTCGAGGCACTGCGAGAAGAAATGAACCAGCGGCTTTTTGGTGTGTTGGAAGAAATTTATGATACAGGCAGTCAAACTGGCATCAATGAGGTTTATGAAATGGAGGATATTGGTGAACAGATTCAGAACATGGCGGAGGAAGCAAAGGGAGTACCGAGTGCCCAGCAGATCCAGCAGAATCTGAAAAAAGCAGGATATCCCATTTCCATGGAACTGGCGGAACAGACAGCGAGAGTTTTGGAAGAAATTAAGGAAATGCCAACAGATTTCTTTGAGGCAAAGCCGGAACGTGTAGTAGAATTTGCGGAAGTGGCAGCGGCGGTAGTACCTGATGATCTTGAGGTGGATCTGCGAAAGGAAGTGGAAAACAAAATTCCTCAAGTTCTGGAATATGAAGCGGGAAGCAAAGAAAGCAGAGTGCAGCAACTCAATCGTGTGCAAGGTGTGCGGTTTTCTATCCGGGAAACAGAAGATGGAAAAAAGGTCGCAGTGGTAGACAATGATATTTTGAGCCATGTAGATACTGAGAACTGGAACAAAACAGAAAAGGAAAAAGCGAGAAAAGCAGCGGTGGAAAGTTTGCTTCGTTTTCAGAATGGAATTGTGGTAGATCATCTGAAATATCATGTGAACAAACAAAGCAGAGATGAATATACACGCTCTAATGATGCAGAACGACTGTATAGAGTGGATAAAGAAGCCTATGGAGATAAAATGCGTCTTGCGGCATATATAGATGATGCCATTGTTGCCGCAACAAATTGGAAAGCAGATGAGAACTTAAAGCATGATAGAAAAGACAAAATTGTTCAATTTTTGCATGGGGAAACACTGATACAGTCAGGTGATAACCAGTATGTCGCAAAAGTGATTGTAGGGATTACGACAGCAGGAAGGTATTTGTTTTATGATGTAGAAGATTTGAAAAGAACGAAGTTCAAATTAAAAGAGGAATCTTCTACCGCCGTCGTTGGCAATGATACCGTCAACGCCATCCAAGAAGATTCCTCTGACCAAAGCGTAGCACAAGGGAAAAGAGAAGTCAAGGATGTTTCTCAAACAAATGACATGGATATTTATTTTTCCATTCGGGAGGAAAATGTTTCCTATGATCGTTTGATACAAAAACCGGATATGAAGATCACATATTTGGACAGCACAAGCATGGATGGCAAAGAAAGAAGAGATGCTGTAGAAAAAGCAAAAAAAAGCGTCAGAGATAAAAAACATCCTCGTAATACAGACCAAATACAATATATTTACTGCAAAGATATCGAAAAAGATATTCAGGTAGGAAAAAAAGGTATTGCGCATGCTTTGCAAAGAAAATGGGTTGAAAGTGGTATCGCAATGACAAAGCTAGGGGATTTATTGGAAAATGCCATTCTGGTCAATGAACTGGAACCAAGAGAAGGCGTGAAGCGTGCCTATGTGCTGCTGGGCTATGGTAAGGATGAAAATGGAGCAGATTATCCAACTTATTTTGTGGTAAACGAATATCCGACCGGGAATGTAACCGTGGAAGACTTAGCTGTTTTATATTCATCCAAGACACAAAAAATGGAGCCCTACGCTAATAACGCGTCAATGATTGCAGGGAAAAATCCCCTCCTCACACCAGGCTCCACCATCAGTATAGAGGAACTGCTGGATAAAGTCAATGCGATATACTCAGATATTTTGTCACAGGATGTGGCGGATCATTTTAGCAATACAAGAAGACAAACGAGTTTGTCAGGGAATGTGCGGTTTTCCATTCGGGAGGAAGATATTTCCTATGACAGCTTGATTGAAAAGGCGGATATGCCCGTTGTGAAGCTGGATAGTCACGCAATGGATGGAAAGAAGCGAAAAGATGTTTATCCCATAGCAAAACAGAGTGTACGATCGAGAAATCATCCTGATAATACGGAAGAAAAACAATATGTCTACAATGCGGATATAGACAGGAAAATTTTGGTTGGTCGAGGCGGTATCGAGCATTCCTTACAGAGAAAATGGGAAGAAACTGCTGTGATGATGACAAAATTGGGTGAAATTTTGGAAAATGCGGTAGAAATCAATCGGTTAAAGAAAAGGGATGAGGCAGATGAAGCATATGTTTTACTTGGATATGGAGAAGACGAACAGGGGAACGGCTATCCGGCATATTTTGTTGTGAACATTTTTCCTGACGGAACAAACCGACTGGAATATATAGATGTTTTATATTCAGCAAAGGCAAAAAAAATAGAGCCCTCCGCCAATCCCATAAAAAATGGGAACGCGGCCAAGGCTAGAGGCGATTCCGCCCCCTCCTTATCAGGCTCTACCATCAGTATAAAAGACCTATTAGAGGAAGTCAATATACTTTATTCAGACATTCTGCCGCAAAGCGTGGCGGATCATTTTGGAAATACAAGAAGAAAAACGAAATTGGGAGAAAGCGTGCTGTTTTCCATTCGGGAGGAAGAATATGACGCTTTAGTGGAAGAAAATGAAGCACTGAAAGAAGCCAATGAAGCCCTGCGCCGTCAGCTTGAAATTACGAAAGACGCGGTACATGATCCAGTGAGCGCGAAGAAAGCCGTCAGAAAGTGGCTGAAAGCAATCAACAGTACATACGATGTAGATATTTTTACAGAAAAATTTCTTGCTTTGGCGGACTATGTGGCAAATGCCGGGGATCAAGTGGATATGCAAATGGTCATGGGGGCATTGCAGAAGCTGGCGTATGACGCTTTATCCGAAAGCAAGGTTTTGAACACAGACCTTTCCGACGCGTACAAGGACTTCAAAAACGATGTACGCAAGACAAAAATAAAAGTGACAGACAGCATGCTGGAAGAATTGGAATATTATGGAGGATATATCGAATTCAGGAAGCGGAATTTCGGGAAGCTGAATTTGAGCAGGCAGAGCGGCATTCCAGCGGATGTGTTTTATCAGGAGATGGCGGAAAAATACCCAGGGTTATTGAAGGAAGGAAACGTAAAAACACAGGTAGATATTCTCATAGATTTAGCCAATACTGTGGATAGTTTACAGCCTATCTACGAAAACCCTTATGGCATGAATCTGGACGAATACGCCATGGATGCGGCTTATGATCTGTGGGAGATGTATTTTGACATCGAGATGCAGAAGCCTACCTTTGCGGACAAATACGAAAAGAAGGTAGAGCAGCTACAGATTGAAAATCAGAAGCTCAAAGCGGCGAAAAACAAAATGCGGCAGGAAATGAAAGAGCGGCACGAAGAACAGATGGAGAAAGCAAAGGCAGAAGCAAACAAGAAGCTGGAGGAGGAAAGAGAAAAATATATCCGTCAGGTGGATGTTCTGCTGGAAGAAAAATACAAATTGCGTCAGAAGCTGGAAACACAGTGGAAAGCACATAAAAACAGTATGGTGGAGGCGCAAAGAACAGAACTGGCAAGGCTGATAGCAGAGGGGAAAAAGACAGCGGCGGAAATCAGGGAACTGAAAAAAGACAAAAAAGAACTAAAACAGAGAATGGATGAAGTGCTGGAAAAAGAAGACCTTTGGGTACAGGCTTGTCAGGTGATCTTGAGAGAAAACAATAAAGAAATCAATCGTTACAAAAAACAAGTACAAAGGTTAAAAGAAAGCAAAGAAAAACAGAGAGAAAGAGCTATTAGAAAATACGACAGATTGTTAGAAGCAAAATTTCAGTTGCAGGATCGGCAGAAGAAGCAGAGCGAAAGAAGGAAATACGCAAAGTATCGCCGGGTCGTGGAGCAGGAAACAAACAAAATGCTGAAATGGATCACGAAGCCAACAGACACCTATCATGTGCCGGAGGAAATGACAAAGGGATTGAAGGAACTTCTGACAAAAATCGGGACAAGTGATGGAGAAATCATGATCATGCAAAACGATCTGTTTCAGGCAATCAAAGATCTGGAACGGTTCAGACCAAAGGATGGAAAAGAAGAAGCAGATTTTTTTGTGGAGCATGATGAACAGACCATTGATAGCATGAATGAGTTCATTAGAAAATATCCGAATGGATTTGATTTGGAAAACCTTCCAGCCGATGAAATGAAAGAACTGGCGGATATCCTGCGGAGCATCCACAAGCGAATCACAAACGCAAATAAAATTATTTCTTTGAAGCGGAAAGAGAGAGTAGGTGATGTTGCAGAAGAATTCTTAGTAGAAAGTCAGAAAATGAAAAACACTATACAGGAAGGACGGACCAGACAGGTTTTGGATTTCTTCAATATGGATTTGGTAGATCCATACAGTTTTTTCTCTGGCATGGGGGATTCTGTAAGAAACACGTTATTCAAAGCGACAGAAGAAGGATTTGAACGGAAAATCCGGCACGAAGCGGAAGCGGAGAAATTCATTTCCGGTATTGTTTCCAAAAAGGAAGCGGCTGCATGGAGTACGGCAGCACCGACATTATACAAATTCGGCGGCAGAGATATTTATATGACGCCTGCGGAAGTGATGAGCCTATACGCCACATACAGAAGAAATCAGGGAATTTTACATTTGCTGGAGGGTGGCTTCAAAACAGCGTTCAACAAATTAAAACGCATGACAAGAGATGAGGCGGACACCAGACTGAAGTACTTCAATCCTTATCAGCCTTCGAGAAAAGAGATGGAGGATATCTTCGAAACACTGACGGACAAGCAGAAAGAAGTGGTGGAGAAAGCACAGGACTTCCTTTCTAACGTGGTCGGCGGATGGGGGAATGAAACAAGCATGGAAATGTTTGGGTATAAAAAATTCAATGACCAGCGATATTTCCCGATCAGCAGCGACGAAGACTACATCAACAATGTATTTGGCGATCCAAATCAGAAACAGAAGGCACTTGTCAACATCGCTGCTGCGAAACCAACCAGCGACCAAGCGAAAAACCCCATCGTCATCGAGGACTTTTTCACAGTGTTTGCAAGGCACATCGACCAGATGAGCAGTTATAACGCTTTTGTGCCTGTGATTTCAGACTGGAACAAATTCATGGGATATAAAAAACACAGCCGGGAAGCAGGCGTGCAGGAAGTAGAAAGTGTGAAAAAGGAAATCTCAAGAACAATGGGACAAGGAGCGATTTCTTACATCAGAAAGTTTCTGGAAGATATTCAGAGTGTGAACACAGGGGAAAAGGCGCCAATTACAAAAACACTGGTTTCCAACATGAAACGGGCAAGTGTAGGGGCAAACCTGCGAGTAGCGATTCAGCAGCCGGTGAGCATTGTCCGGGCGGCAGACATGATCTCTCCCAAGTATCTTATGATGGCATTTGCAAAAGGAAAAAATGACTTTGAAAAGATATACGAATACGCACCCATAGCCCAGTGGAAGGAATGGGGACATTATGACATGAACATTGCCAGAGGTCTTGAAGAAAGAATACGTGGGCAGAGTATCCTTGGGAAAATTTCTGATTACAGCATGGCGATGGCTTCATGGGGTGATAAATTCACATGGGGCAGGATCTGGAAAGCGGTAGAAATGGAAACACGTGATAAATACCCGGACTTGAAAGGAGAACGGTTCGACAGAAAAGTGGGCGAGCGGTTTTCCGAAATAATAAACCGCACGCAGGTAGTGGATAGTATGCTGCACAGAAGCCAGATCATGCGGGAAAAGACAATATACAAACAAATGACAACATCTTTTATGGGGGAACCAATTAAGACTTACAACATGATGAGAAATAGCATTGTGGCACTGATGAAGGACAACACCAAAGAGAACAGAAACAAGGTGGTGCGGTCATTTGTGACGCTGACGTTCAACGCGGTAGCTGTTGCGGCGGCTGCGGCGGTGGTGGATGCGCTGCGGGATGATGACGACGATGAAACATGGGCGGAAAAATGGCTTGAAGCTTTTCGGGGAGATTATGAAAAGGCAGAAAGCGGCGGCGAGAAGGTTATGGCGTTTTTATCTTCCAATGTGGGACAGAATACAAATCCATTCACCTACATTCCATACTTGAAAGATGTAGTTTCTCTGCTGCAGGGGTACACAGTCCAGCGAACAGATATTGGATGGGTAAGTGACATCATCAAAAGCGGAAATGTGCTGATGCAATACATAAAAGGAGAAAGCCCATATACGTTCACAGCAGTCCTTGCCAATACAGCAGCCAGTCTTTCCAAGGCAACAGGGCTACCCATTGCCAGTGCGAAACGTGATATGGAAGCAATCAAAAATACTGTGATCAATCAGGCTATGGGGCTGGAAACACAGTACGGGAACAAAAAGCTGACATACGCCTTGGGCAGTGAAAAGAATGTTTCCATGTATGTAAAAATGATGATTGATGCCAAACTGAGCGGAAATGATAAACTGGCAACCAGAATTTATAACGAGATGGTAAATGCCGGGATTTCCAATGAGAAAATGGAAAGCCAACTGGGAAGCAAGGAAAAGGAAAAAATCAAAAAAGACAGTGCGGCGATGGAGGCGGTGGAAGCATACGCCAAAAAGGATTATGACACATATACACAAAAACTGGATGAACTGCGGAAGAAATACAGCCAGAAAAATATTGAAAGCACCATTCGCAGCATGTATGAAGACAAATATGGAGAGGAGGATATTGAAACATTTGACAAAATCACACAGGACTTCTGGGAAAAAGAGGAAGAAGTAGAAAGTTCCCAATTCAAAACAGTCATTGACGCGATGATGGAGGCGAAGCTATCAGGAAAACTTGGAGAAGCCACAAAGCTGTATAACTATATGGTGAACAATGGACTTCCCAATGACAAGTTGGATTCTGCCATAGACAGCAGGGAAAAGGAACTGCTGAAAAACGATCCTTTGACAAAAGAGGGGGCGGAAGCTTTCCATGAAGGAGACGCAGACAGATATGTGGATATTGTGGAACAATTAAAAAATAAAAACTACTACGCAAGAAATGTGACAAGTGCCATTGAAAGCATGCATGACAAATTATACGGGGAGGATGATGAAGATACTTTTGAAACCATCACGCAGGACTTCTGGGAAGAAGATGAAGCGGATGAGATGGCAAGCTATGAGTTGCTGTTTAACGCCTTTTGGAACGGAAGCAGAGGAACCTATAACGAAGTTTGGGGATTGCTCAATGCTGCGGGGAAAGAGGACAAGAGTATTCGAGCCAGTATGAGAAATCGGTGTTATGACGCATACTGGAAGGCGGAAGGTGAAGGAAATACAGAAGAAATGAACAAAGCCGCGGCAGAATACCAGAGAAACGGCGGGAAACTGGAAACACTACTGAAACCGCCAAAGGAATAAAGAAGGGAGGGGGAAACCCCTCTCTTTTTTTGCTAGTATGAATGAGAGGTGATGGGTATGGAAGCGGAATTGATCATGATGGGGCTTTCTTCCATTTGTTCCTTTTTGGCAGCATATACGATGCACAAGATCCAGAAACGGGAAAAGTTGGAAGAAGAAAGAAGAAAAGCGCGGGACCAGGAGCACAAGCAAAAAGAAAAGGCGAGAGAACAGTTTGAGTTATATCTTATCCGCAGCAACAATGCAGCCATGGCACTGGGAGAAGCAACGGCAAGGGCAGTGCAGAGGATTCCAGACGCAAAATGCAACGGGGATATGCACAAGGCGCTGGAATATGCGGAAGCGGTGAAACATCAGCAGAAGGAGTACCTGCATCAAAAGGCGGTGGAGAACATTGTCTGAATACGAAGTAATCAAGAAAAAGAAAAAAGAATTTTCAAAAAAAATCATGAACATGGAAATGGCGCTTTTGTGGGTAAATACATTGGGTGTATTGGGGCTAGCGTATCTTTGTGTATTAAAATCATTTGACGCGGCTTTTCCATGGCTGACGGCTATGGTGACGCTGCCATGGGCGGCATGGGGCGTTAGCAAGACGGGGTATACCATGAAATCCGTGAAAGAGAACACAGAAGGAGGAATCGTCTATGAAAACATGATGCAGAACAAAGGAGGCGGTGTGTGATGCTGGAAGTTGTATGTGCATTTATCCTGGGGTTTTTGATTGGCGCAGGATGCGAAGGAGCAATAAAGAAGTGAAAGGAGGATGGGAATGAAAGAAGTGAATATTCAGAATCTTTTGACAGTGAAAAGCATTGTGACACTGGTTTTGACATTGGTATTTGCGTACCTGTCTATTACAGGGCATATCAGTGGGGAACAGTTCCTGACCATTTTCAGTGTTGTGATCGCTTTCTATTTTGGTACCCAGTACCAGAAGGGAAAGGAGGAGGACAATGGTACCGATTAAAGTCAATCTGGCAAACCCTGCAAATTATGGCGGAAAAAGAAGCAAGATCGAGTACATTGTAGTACATTACACGGCAAACGATGGGGATAGCGACGAAGGAAACGGAAGTTACTTCCACAACAATGTCGTGAACGCATCCGCTCATTATTTTGTCGACGGTGACAGTATTACCCAAAGTGTACCTGACAATTATGTCGCATGGAGTGTAGGCGGGAAAAAATATCCAAACTGCGGGCAGACAGGCGGCGGGAAGTTCTATGGGAAGTGTACCAACAGCAATTCCATTTCCGTGGAGCTGTGTGACGAAGTGAAAAACGGAAGATATGATTTCACGGAAAAGACACTGCAGAACGCCGCAGACTTGGTACGCCTGCTCATGAAAAAATATGGTGTGCCTGTGGAACGGGTGATCCGGCATTTTGATGTGACCGGGAAAAAATGCCCGGCACCCATGGTGGATAATGTGCAGATGTGGAACGATTTCAAAGAAAGGCTGGTGGAAGAAGTGACAAAGTATTATGAAAACATCAATGAAGTGCCTACATGGGCAAAGCCTATGGTACAGGAGCAGATCAATAATGGATGTTATGCAGACAAAAATGCACTGCATCTGAGTGATGATATGCTGCGGACAATGGCGATTATGCAGAGAAATAAATAAAAAAACACACCTATTTTTTGCGGCGTGTTGCATGGCGTGTTGCATGGCGTGTTGCATATGTGATTGTTTTGTTTCAGAAATGATATGAAAATCTCAAAAATGGCGACCGTAAAACATGTTACAAATGGCGGAATATCAACGAAAAGTTGAGTTTTCCTGGTTTTGTTGTGATTTGAATGATTATGATGTTAGAGAGTTCGAGTCCCACCAGCCGCACTGCTAAACCCTTGAAAAATCAAGGGTTTTTTTATTTGTTTTTGCTGAGGTAATCATTGAGGTAATCATTTGACATATACCGATTATTTTCAAAGAAAGGAGAGATTCGATACACTGTAATAATTATATTTTATAAGGAAATGTAGAAATGTTTTTTTACAAAATATAATTATGTTCGTCTGTTTATAGTATTTCTTGTTAATATTTTTAAGTACATTGTATATTGTAAAAATCAATTACATATTCTATACTAAATTACAGGAGGTGCTATAATATGGCTCGTAGGAAAAATAATTTAACTATTACAGAACAATTACAAGAGGTTACAATAGCAATTCAAGAATCCGAAAAACAATTGTTTGATTTAAAAAACAAAAAACGAGAATTAGAAAAAGCAAAAAAAGAAGAAGAAGTAAAAATACTAATCGATAAAATTACAGAAAAGGGAATGACTGTAGAGGAAGCTACTAAAATATTTGACAATATAGAGAAGTATTCCCCAAATAATGAAATTAATTAACATAACATTGTTTTCCTGAAGAATAAATAATATGAAAAATAGAAATTTAAATATACTCCCAGAAAAAGCTAAAAATGATATGATTGGTGTAGTAGAACTTTTAGCGGATACTACAAGCGATATGCTATCAAATGTTGATTTTGATAAAGGGAATTTTCATGTGGCAATATATATCAATGACGATTTAAAAAAGCAAAAAGAAATATATCATTTCTCCATTGAATATGGTACATTTGAACTTTCTTTTTATGGCGAAGGAAATGTTAAGAACGGGAAAATTGAATTAATTACTATTGATTGTAATGCATCATATAATGGCATAAATTATTCCTTTTTAATTGAATCAAATACAAGTAATCACATTAATTTTTTGCAAAATTTTTCTGATAATATTAATCAATTTCACACCACGCAAATTTTTCTGCAAGATTATCAACGTATTTTCCGTAAGAATCCATTATCCTATATAAAAGATCTAGTAGATACAAATTTATTTGAATGGAATATAACCGAAAATATTAATAATGAAGAACCAGACAATTTAGAATTGATAAAATATACAGGAACATTTGGAGAAGAATTTTTTGAACTTGGCTATCAACAAAATGAAAAGGAATTTTATAACTCCTATATAAATATTTGTGTAGGAGAACATATGGAAATTCATATAAATCAAATACCAGATGAAAAAATAATGAATTTGATTTATCCGTGCCAGAAAAATGTCATTACTGTAGAAGATATCGTAGTAAGAACAAGTCAATCTTTTATAACGCACCACCAACATAATTTAGAATTTGTTCATGCACATATTTGTATGCATAAAGAATTTAAAATGTTTGAAGTTCTGACAGATGCTTACTATTGTAAAGAATGTGATAGATATTTTATGCTAGAACGAGATTTTATCAAGCTATCTCATTTAGGTGCATTTGGATGTCGTGTTATAACAGAAAGCACTTATCTTTCTGCTTCTAAAACAAATAACTACGCATCATGGAATGAACAATCAGTTTTGCGTGCCTACGGATATACCGTTAACAAAACTGACAATTTAAGTCCTGCTCAACGGCAAAGTATTCTAATGTTTATTTATAAAAATAGCATTATGCAGTTGGAAAGAATGATTAGTCTTATCGAGTGGTTTATGGATCGGCACAGAGGCACTGATTGTATAGATGCACGGAGAAAATGGCAAGAAGATATTGATTTCCTAAAAGAGCAAAGGGGTAAATTGGGTACATATCGAGATATTATGGTGCGAAACATTTATATCAAACAACGCCACTATAATGACGATTAATTTTTTTACAAAAATAATAATTTCAAAAAAAATAGGGGATAAACCCCTATTTTTATTTATACTTGAGTAGTATATGTTGTTGTGTACTTAAAATTCCCATCAATCTCTGATTCAATTATAGACCAACTGGATGTAAATATATCATCAATATTTATTTTGATACTCCATTCTGTTTCAGAAATTTCGGACATAACGATTTTATAATTGTGACGATTATATTCGTATGTTGTTGTAAATTCTGTAAAATCAGCGTTACAAATTGTTTCAGAATTATATTGATTTAATAACATAGTACAATCTGTAATACTAGATAACTCTTTAGATAAATCTTCACGCACAGCATCTATAATTTCTTGCATATTCATCTGATTAATAGGAACCCATTCACGATTAACAAAACGATATATTGTATTTGTCTGAATAACATAATAAAATTTTCCAGATACAGGAGCAAGCAAAGTGGTGCGATCATCTTCTGTTTCTAAATCAATCCAGTCGGTAATTGCTATTCTGCCAAATTCATCCATATCTATATATAATTTGGAAGTATCTTTTGTAACAATAAGTTGACCGCCAACAACATTTAATGAACTCAATTTTGACGATATAGTATCGAATAGGCGTAAATCCATTCAATTACCTCCTTATTTTTCGATTTACCAACCAGTCCAGCTAATTAATCCGTCTGCATATGTTTTAGCATTTTGTTCCGCAGTATTTGCTTTTTGAGTTGCATCTTCAGCAGCAGCTTGTTTTGCAGCTTGTCCAGCTGAATCTGCATATGTTTTTACAGCCGCTTCAGTTGCAATTGTATTTTCATTTGGAGCACCTGCTAATGTTGAGCCACCAATTGTTTTGCCAGATGCCTGCATGTTACCATCTGCACCAGCAGTTAGAATTTCATTGTCATGCCCAGCCCCAACTTTATCTGATTTATTGCTTATATCTGTTTTTGGAACATAAATACCACCGTTTTTGGTATCAATTTCTGCGGCATTTCCTTCTTTATTAGATACTTTAACATTAACTGATACTTTTTTATCTGGACTAACAGTTACAGATGCAGAATTAGTTTCTTGACCTGTGTAAATATCAATCAAACCAGCAACTGGAATCTTGATTAATTTTTCTGGATCTTCATAAGATTTATCCTCTGCAATAGTTAACCAAATTTCATTAGAATCTTCTACATATTTACCAGCAGTTACTACTAAATCCTTTGATAAATCAATAACCAAACTTTCTCCACCAACAATAGGCAATGTTAATTGCATGGTTTCTTGTTGCCATTGTGGATTCAGAACCATATTTGTTAATGGAACAGTGCTTTTTTCAGAACCTTTAGAGATAGATAAATTACCATCTCCCGTAGCTGTAATTTCGGTTACAAAAACGCCACTACCACCAGAAATATCAGCTATTTTTTTTGTCACAAAATCAGAAACTGCTTTTGCTGTTGGCAGTAAATTATCATTAGGACTATCTGAAATAGTTGTTGTGAAGCCTTTAGCGATAACAACAGGTGTTTTTTTATCATAGAATTTACATTCTAATGTACTTCTATTAATATATACAACACCAGATTCTGGTGCTTCTGGGTCTGTATCAACTAATTCAATACGACCGCCATATAATTTTTCTTTTACATAGATACAATTTTTGTCTTGAATGAAATACATTGTATCTGTATCTTTTACTTCAAGTGCTTGCTAATCTGAAAAATTAATACCATGTAATTTCAATAATGCCATAAAAATCACTCCTTATAAATTTAATATTTAAGATTCCCAAATTACTTCTTCTGGTAAAACAACTTCTGAAAGAACATTATCCCCTGATTGTAACAATACCTTGGTTTTACTGTCATCTAATTTTATCTGATCTGCTTTTGATGTTTTTAATTGTTCAACCTCATTTTGTAATTGTTCAACAGCTTCTTCTAAATCTTCTGGTGGAGAAGGAGGTTCAATTTCAACATAGGTATCACCAATAGAAACCTTTAAAATATTTGTCTTGGCAACAATTTGTTTTGATTCGTCAGTTAAAATAAACCACAGTTTAACTATACCAGATTCATTTGTCATTTCTTCTGTGATAACATAATTAACCACAAGATGGTCTTTATAATTTTCTGGTTCAAATTGGATTTTCTTTGTAAAACCACTTACATTATCTGGTAAAATAACCTGTAAAACTGGATTTAAACCAGACTATTCTAATGGGAATAAAAATTTTATATTCATAAAATTCTGTTCTTTTTTTAAAATATTAATACGTTTGGTGATAATCAAATCTTTACTATCAGTAACAAGAATAATGCACTCCATTTTATCACCTCATATTATTTCTTTTTTTCGGCATGTCGTTCCATAATTACCATGACACGTACCATATCTTCTGTTAAATTAATATTATTTTTGTCAGCAATAGATTTTTCATCAATTAGCTCTTGTACAAGTTCTTGACCATAATCTGGAACATCTTTAACAGTTTTATATCTTTCAACCATATCTTCATCGCTCCCTTCATTTTGACTGGAATTACTGTAATTATAAGTAAATACACTCTCAACTAATAACCAATGGGTAAATTTATTGTATGATAGCGGAACTTCTCTAACGCCATACGCAGAGCCATCAGCTGCAATCTAATATGGGACATTATTCTTTTTACCAACGTAAATACCAATATGACCCTGCATCCATACCAAAGCACCTATAGGAGCCTCTGAAATGGTCGAAATAGGCTTTTTTACATTTGCCTTATTCATCCATTGGGTAGAACCCAACATAACCCCAGAAGCCCAAGAAATCAGCCCAGAACAGTCCACACATACTTTACCGATTTTTTTAGCGTCGCTATCCCAAACTACATCTCCATATGTTTTTTTTAGCCAGTCATATTTTGCCTTTGTCATAACTTCGCCTTTCATACCATAAACATATGGTGTATTGATTTTGGATCTTGCGAAGGCTACTAGTTGTAAACCTGTCATTTTTGCCATATATATCACCTCCTTTACTGGTGTTGAATTTCAGCATCTGACCATTCTTTTGCATCAGTGTTTTCAATTTCAACACGTAAATTTGTAACAGCGGCTTTAATGAACATTTTTAATTCATCTTCATTAAAGTTGATACCTTTTTTATTCAGAATTTTTATAGCTTCATCCCATGCATAAGCGGCTTTATCTTCTATTTCTCCTGTAATACCCAGTTCATTTGCAGCTTTGACAACCTGTTCTACAATTTGCAGAATGTTTTTTAAGTTTTGATCTTGTTTCTTTGCATTGAGCCAAGGAATAATATATTTTGATGCAAGTATAAAAACAATAGAAATGATAATTTCTAAAACAACAGTAATATCAATTGTATTTTCCATAATATACCTCCTTAATTATCAAGTGGTTCAATTCTGTTATATTCAAAATCTTCACCTGATTCTTTTTTTAATTCCAATATTTTTTTGTTCAATTCAAACTCTAAATAAACGAGATCTTTTTGTTTTGCTCTCCACATATACGCACCAATTACAATAGTTAACAAGCCAACAATCCCAGTACCAATATATGCGATAGGGGAGAGGTCTCCTAGTCTGTGCATCTCGTAACATATAAATAATAAAAATACTGTAGAAAGTATCAGAGTATATGTCACAACAATTTTTGAAAATTCCTTTTTTTGCTTTGTTTTTTTAGAATTTTGTGATACTCGTTTTGTTTTTTTATTATTTCTCATGTACATCACCTTCAAACTCAGTTATTTCTTCCCATAAACACATTTCTGGTACAACAACAGAATGTACAAAAGAGTTTTTACCACCAGCAGCCTCGTATTCTTCAATTAAATCTAATAATGCTTCCTTTTCCATATAGTTCCAAGATTTTTTTGCATGATAGTATCTATATGCACGAGAAATTTTATCTTTCATTTCAGCACGAGTACGTTTATCTGTTTTTTCTCTTGTTTCTTGTAGTTGTTTTTGGTTTTCTAAAAATCGCATATCTGTGTCATACTTCATCTTATCAAGTTTATCATTGATTTCTTGAATAGATTTTGTAAGTTGTTCTTGAATTTTTAAAGACTGATTACGGTCATTAATTCTATTTTGACAATATTCATCAGTTATCTGTTTAGTTTGTAAAATTAACTGATATAATTCCTCTTTTTTTTTCTTGCGATTATAAAAATCATCCCATATTTTTTTTAAAACTTGATTTTTATCCAATATCCAACCAATAATAAAAAATAAAATTATAAAACAAATAAGGACTGTGGAAAAATCCACAGCCCCAAGTTTTTCAATAAAATAATCAGATAATTTCATCAGTTCACCTCAACTTCAAGTAGAAGACTTATTCAGCCAATTTAAAAGAAGCTGGAACTTGATGTGGTGCCCACTGTAAACTTGTGATCGGGTTCGCATAGCAAATATATACCTTACCATCTTCCCAATCACGGACTTTCATATCAATATCAACATCCATGTTTATCATACCAGGAAATACACCGTCTGCATCAGGAATAGGGCGAACAGCATAATTGTTTGTTGCTTTGTCTGGAGCATAAACATCAATTTTTTGTATATCTGTTCTTGCTTGGTATCCAACACCTTTCTACAACCATAAACTTTTTGCTTTAGCTGTTTGTTCATCAGGTTCCCATGGTTTCCAATTTTCTGCAAAAATACCAGCATTTGCAGGAACATTATTACCAGCAGTTGCAATAGATTCTGTCATATCCGCACCAGCGTCTTTTAATGTTCTGATATTTTGGACAACAATATCTTTATTTTTTAAAATTTCACTCATTCAATTCCAACCTCCTTTATAACGGATGTATAGAACTCATTTAATTCTTCTTTTTCTGTATCTGGTTGAGTAGAACCACCAGAAATAATTTCTTGTTTTTCTAATTCAGTAATTTGATTTTTTTGTACCATTTTGGTCAAATCTTCTTCTGTAATTTGACTATTTTGATACATATTTTGATAACATTTAATTAATAACTCTGAACTTGTTTTCATGATAATATACCTCTTTTCTATAATTCAGTCATCATTAAATCCGCTCCTTCTTGTTTTAATTCATCTGTATGTTGTTCAACTAATTCTTGTATAAGATCTAATTGAGTTTTTTCTGGCTCGACATCTTTTTCTTTCCAATAAAAACTATTTTTTTCTGCATCATAATACATACCAATTTCACATGTAATATCGCAATGAACTAAAGTTTCGTTCTTCAATAAAATATAATGCTGAAATTGTTCTTTTGTTAAATTTAAAAACTTTTTCACATAAGAATTAATAACAAGGGCATAAGTGTTTTCATCAAATAACATATTTTTTCACCTCAATACAATTAATTTAAAATGGTCACTAAACTACAATCCATAACAACATTCCCATTAGCATCATACACAGATGGAAATACAAGAATGTCGTCTTTTTTCATTTTTAATTTCTGAGTATCATCATATTTTTCATATGGAATACCATGATTGTATACATGCACGTAATGACTTGCAGAAATAAACACGGTATCTTTTGGCAAGAATACAGCAAATCCTGGTGTTGTTATACATCCTGCTGTGCTAGTGGAAGACTTGCCTAATGAATAGATAGTATATGGTAAACCATCACGTGTAAAATCATCATATGTTTCATACCCAATACCATATTTATGGTTATACGATGCATTAGATAACATAGCTATTTTATATTTTCCATATTCTGCAATATTATATCCGTTAAAAATATATGATTTACATTCATCTTTAGAATCTTCCTCATATTTTATATTTATTACAACAGCATTACCTGAAATAAAATACATTATATCACTAGGTGATACACCCATTACATAGCTATTAGAACCATATAATGAGTCACCAAACCCTGTGGCAAAGACAAAATTAGGGTTTTCGATGTCTTGATTTTCGTCTTTATATATTAAAATCGAAAACTAATTGCTACTATAACCACGAATTGAACAAGATATAAATACATAAGTTATTGAATTAATTACAGCAACATAATCTAAATACCCATAATTATCAAATAAAAACACACCAGGTGCTGTATAATCAAATGCAATATTTTTAACACCCATAGTTGATTTTTTTATAATGCTCTATTTGACTGTTTTGTTTGTAGAAGAAAGTTGAGCACGTTCTTTTATTATAAAGTAATCACCACAATCTTGAAATTGTCTTCTGTCATATCCTGGATAAGTACCTGTTTGCAATGTTATATTTGCTTGTTGTTGAAAAGCAGACCCATTATAAGTATAATGTAAAAAAACATTCCCAGATGAACTTCGATTGCAAATAATATGCATAATATCGTTATAAATAAATAGGAACTTTTCTCCGATCTTACTAGCATAAAGAGCAGAGGGGGTTCCAGGGACTTCATCCCATTCATTTGGTGTATTCTCGGTATAATCGATTCTGTTTTTTACACATAATTTATGGGCATTATTAAAAATATAGTATTTATTTTTCTAAAAAATAAGATTAGATGTTGGCATTTGAGAATTAGGGTATTTACTTTGATCAGCAAGTCTTGTTTCAATCCTTGAATCAATCGCATTCTTTGTTAAAATAATTTTATTCCCACTTCCACTAGATGCTTTTGAGATTTTGCCAAATAGTGTATTACTGTCTTCTCCGTCTGTGTTTTCACCAATTTTATTATTAATTGTATTAAAGTTTTGATTGTTTACATTTTTTAAATTTAAAATTTTCCCAAATAAAGTTTGTTTATCCTCTGTGTCTGAAGGTCTTCCAATACGTGACAAAATCCATACCCATGGTGTCATGCTGCAACACCTCCATACCAGTTAAAGAGGTTACTGGTTAAACAGTACCCCCCCCCATTATGTAAACTAATAATTCCTCTTTGTTGTAATTCTGTCATCAGCAAATCAGCTCCTTCCTGTCTAATCTCATCTTGAGATTTATCTAATTTTGACTCAATAAGATCTAATTGAGTTAGTTTTGGTTCTACAATGCTTTCGGATTTATAAACTTCCCATTTAGATGTATTATAATTCCAACGTTTATTTGCTAAATCAAAATCTTCTGTTAGGCGAATCATATCATCTGCGATAACTTCTCCTGATAACTAACTATCACATTCTGGATAACCAAAACCGTCTTCATGTTTATAAATTTGTGCATACCTAAATACCATTTAATCACCACCTTAATAAAATTCAATTACTTGTATTTCTGCAATAATATCTCCAGAATACTTACCGTTATTATCAGTATGATTAGTCGCAAAAACTCTAACAGTAGTTGAATTAAGCAATTTAGCACCACCACTTTTATTAATAGAGTAATTTATTACTGGGTTATAGCATATTACAAAAGTTTTGGAAATATTTACATTGGATATTTTGACATCTTTGTAATAAGGAGAGTAAGTAGCATTATTGCATACATATTTATCATCATTTATAGTGGAATAGCCATTAACTTTCATTTTTTGAACATTTTTTATAGCACCACCAGATTGGCTAGCTAGCCCAGCTAATTTTCCAAAAATTGTAGCCGCACTTGCTTGATCTCCACTTGTGCCAATACTTGTAATGATTGAATCAATATCTACACCTTGTTCAGCAAGTTTTGTTAAAACACTTGCAATATCAGTGTCTATTTTTTCTGTTTTGGTTAGTATATTTTTCACTCTATTCAAAATAGGTAAGTCTAAATTTACCATTTTATCACTCCTTTATACTTCTAATATATTTGGTGTATTTGTGTAAATTAATCCAGATTCATCAAGCTCTGTTGTGTTTATCACATGATACAAAACAGCGATTCCAGTTTCGTCATAAATTGTTAGTTCATCGGTCATACTGTTGTTTTCTTCAAAATTATCTGTAATAACTTCACGAGCTACAATAACTGCTTGATTATTTAGTAATTTTGCTTCTATTGTGTATACATTTTCACTTTCAGTCATTGTAACAATTACATCATCTCTGTCTAAATATGTTTGGAATAGTTTTTTCTGTAAAGATGCACCTGTAGCATCAAAAACATATTTTGCTTTGGTTTCTGGATAAATTACGCTATAACCACCATCTGTATTTGGTGTTTTCATAATTACGTGACCATCAGATTGTATGTGTAGCCATAAACCGTCAGATTCTAAATTTTGTGGTGTATCAGTTGTAACAGAAACTTGAAAAGGGATATTAATTTTAATCCAAAATTCTGAATCATCTGTTGGCTCATTACCCATATTTTCTGTCAATGTATACCATAGGAATCCTTTGTGTGAAACTAAGTCTGCAACAAAATATTGGACATTATTTAACCAGTTACCTCTTGGTGCAAGACCTGTACCTGGGTCACCATCACTACCTTTAATTGAAATTTGCAAATAGTATGTATTATCAGTCGGTAATGTGCCAGTTGGGATAAAATCAGCATACGCCAAAAAATATTGCGAAAAATCGTCAACAACATAAGTCACGACATCAAATTTGTTAATTTTATTCACACCGCTAGCATTAGTTCCCATTTCTGAATTCCATTCACCTTTAATTGTGCCAATTCTAAATATTTTTTCTTGAACATTATCAAAGAAAAAACTTTGTACAGCTAAAATATCATGATGCATTGCCAGTAATTTATCTGCATTGATAATACAATCTTGCAGTTCTGAATGTTGTGATAACAAATCTAAAGCGGACGCTAAATCACCAGAGTTTACAAATCCATACTATTGGTTAATAAATGGGATTTCTTCAACTGACGGATCACGATATACTTTTTGAGGAGATACAGTTTCTGGGAACTGTGTATGTGTATATTGAGGGTATAAATCACTCAATGTAAACACTCCTTTCTTTTTTATTCTTCCACTTCAAAGTTATATAATGGTTCAAACTCAACAATATCCATTGTCATAATGCCGCTGGATATAGAAGTTTCTAAACCAACAATAACCCAATCTCGTGTAATATTGTCAGATTTTAATGTGTATCTTATTTTTTCGTTTCCCTGTATCCAAGGAATATAAATAGACTCCAAAGATGTGGTATATACAACTTTTGCTGATTTCCATGTTTCATATTCTGCACGAGTTATACAATCATCAATAGCCTGAATATCATCATACTCACCGCCAGCATATGTCTTCAGTCTTTCACCAATTCTTTCAATAGCGAAAGGGGAGTCAGGTATAATTGTATATGTAATATCATCACATCCATGTTTTTCCTTGTCTTGTTTTTTTTCTTCTTCTGTAGGAGAAGTATTTCTTAATTTGTTTACTGCAAAAATTTGCCACTGACCAAGAACGTACATAGAATTTCTTCTGTATCTAAAAACAAAAGATGCGTCTGCAATAAAAAAATCTTTTTTAATATTTTCTTCTAAACTGTCTGTAATTGGTAATGTTACAACGAGTTTATCATCATTCTATATTGCTAATTTTGGAGCATCTTTTGTATTTGTTGTAGGAATTTTACATGCAAATTTTGTACTTGTTGGCAAACTGCCATCTTCATTAACTGCAACTCCGGTAAACTTACAGGTATATGTATTTTGATTTGCATCATATGTTACATCTTCAGTAAAATAATCTGTATCTAAACATTTTCCCCACACCTTTGATGTATTACGTATATCTTTTAATTCCCCATTGTTAGATTCTGATATAATTATTTTTTTTAAAATACTATCGTCTAAAACAACAGGGTCTGTATCTTTTGTAGCTATTTTTTTGCAGACAAATGTACCATCAATATCAAAGAACATTTCATATCCAGGATATAAATCTCTTAATTTTGTAAGAATATCCCAAACTGTATCAGTTGCACCAAATTCTAAATCATATGGAATTAACTTTGGCATATCCTCAACATAATACTTTGTAAATTCTGATAAATCAGTCAATGTTTCAATAATAGCATCACGGATTGTATGTTCATCCTTTTGATAAATTATTGTTTCTAATCCTTCTAAACTGCCACCAACATCTCCATTAAGTTTGCACACTAAATCTGAAAAGTTGATGTTAATAACACGAGTAGAAGAAATGGATTGCGTAATATTATAATCAGTAATTACAAAAATACCTTTATCATACCACATAATGTCATTTATAATAGGAGCACTGTAACCAATATAAACACGGACAAATTGATTAATCCATAATTGTTTATCTTCTCCGATATTAAATGATTCTGATGTAATAGCAAGAGATATAGTCAATGTGTTACGGATATCAGAATCAACATCCATAGATATACTTCCAGAAATAAATTGACCACGCATTTCACTAATAATTTTGTATGATTCATTTAGCAAAACTATTTTTACATGAATAGATTTTTCGTTAAAATGCAATAATCTAATATCAGTTTGAGTAGGGTAATAAGCCATTACACCTTCACCTCCAGATATTCTGCAAAACCATGATCATACAAATCTTCATTATTTTCGACATCGCCACATTCGATTGCGGTGAATGTAGTAGACACAGCATACGGGTTGCCATCTATAGTTTCTGAAATTTGGTCTATAATATTAGCCAAATAGATTTGCCCATCAAACATTTTTACTATTTTTGCTTTATGGTTATTCAAGAAATCTCTGACTTCTTTACGTAATTTATATCCTTGTGTAACATCAAATTGGCAAGTATCTCTGTTTAAATCTAAGAATATTCCTGAAACCTGTATTTTGTCATAATTAATATCTGATGTGTAGAAGATATATGGGTATTTAGAATCCATCGTCTCAACAACAGAGGAGGGAATTGTTCTTGTTAATGAGTCTCTTGAATAATTTAAAATAATATGATACCCATATGTGTAATCCATAACAAATGCACCATCGAACCAAACATCCACATCAATGGAATTATATGTTCCTTCTACACCATTTACAATTGGCACAGCAGCATATTCATATGTTGTCATTGATGCTGCCGTTAAATCATTATATGCAAAATTGAAATCTTCTTCTTTCGTGATATCAATGCGATGAATGGTTGTCCATTTGTATTCATCTTTTTTTCTTTTTTTTATCAAAATAGCAGAAACAGAATTCAATGTAAAATCAATGTTGCCTGCTAACAAATTATTTTTGAATTGTGCATGTAATATTGTAGAATAATCCCATGGGTAAATTGAATTAGAATATGGTTTATTAATATCAACGTCAATATATAAGTCATCATATGTACCATTAGTTAATTCCACATAGTCGCACTTATTTTCGGAGGACTGTGTTTGATCTAATGAATATTTATTTGCACAAAAAGAAATGCCTAAAAATAACATTATGCATCACCTCCAAGTTTTTCTATTTTTAGTGTATATGTGTTTCTACTTCTTTTAATCTAAATCATGATTTGGTCTGATGGTAATACATTTGGTATACGATTACTTGCTTGAATGTATCTTAAATTTGTAACACTATTTTTTTCTGTTACTATAAGCTCTGTGTAATATTGCTTTGTTTTTGTTGTATCAAAAAAACCATAGTTCCATGTAATTTCAATTAATGAATTTCCTATGTCAAATGTAACGATTTTACTAAAATCTGGAATATTTTCTGCGATAATTTGAGAAAAGAAATCTTTGAAAGAAAAACCTTTGTCAAAATAAACTTTTTCGCCAAGCCCAATAACTACTTTTTCATCTTCAATAAATTGTATATCCTTTGGGTCAGAAGAACCTTCAATTGAAATAAAATTTGATGTAAGACGCACAACACCTTCTTCTGGAACGTTGTCGGCACGAAATGTCAAGAAAACATCCGGCTTAATGTATTTAACGGCAAAACGAATTTTTTCTGTTTTTATTTCCATTCCATTTACAGTTGACCCAGTAGCTTGAATATAATATGTTGTATCATCTGATAAGTTTGGAATAGTTATAATAATATCTCCATTTGGCTATTTAACTCCAGAATCAAAAACAATAGATGTTGAGTTATCAGCATATAGTAATACTCGATATGCGTTCAATTCTTCACCATTTTCTTGTTGATATTCTAATTCTGCATCGATAGAAGAATTTTTAATTAACATATCATTTTGAATATTACTGAAATAAAAAGTAGGGGTTTTAATACATAATAAAATAACAATATTGCTGAAAGGGCTTTCATTGCCATCTCTATCAAAAACACTAACTTGATAATTCTACCATTTACCATTAGTTAATGTGTTTGCTGGGATTTTAATAATTGTATTCATTGCATCTGTTTTTTGATCATACACAACAATATTTGTTTCATTGTCTTTTACAATAACTCTATGTGCAAAAATCTGATTTCCACTCTAACGAAATTGAAGCGTATGTTCATATAATGCGTCGAATGGCAAAGAGTTTAATAAAATAGGGGAGACAGCCATTTATTTCCTCCTTTCTTATTTGTTTGGATATAAATATAAATCTGTCTTACTTCCTTCTGGGAATAACACAAAAACCGCTTCATTTAAATTGTATTGAAATTTAGATTTGATTTTATATGTTTCCCCACGAATTTGAACAGTATATATATCATTTTCGATATTTATAATTCTTCCTCGACATGTCACATCATAATTAAATTTTTTGTTATTAAGCATAATTTCAATTGCTTGAAATAGATTAGTTTTTAAATCACTCATTTTTTCACCACCAATTAAAAAGAGGGTGTAAAAAACACCCTCTTTAAATATTATCTACGTAAAGTATATTGTTGTGCTAGGTTTGGAAGATTTTTAAATTCATTGATAAATGATTGAACATCTGAAACATTTGGTAGTTGAATACTATCAATTTGATATGTATTATGAACAATATGATTTACATTGTTCATAGGGATAGCAGTCTGCGGTGTATTATTTAAAATATCTTTTAAAAAATTAGATGGATTTTGACCAAATTCCCATAATCTTTTTGTAATATCAGCAGGGATTACACTTGAACCAGCAGATAATATCTTCCTTGTGTTGGTTCAACTACAAGTTCATTTCCAACCTCATCAATATTATATAGGTTTTCATTAAGGTTTAATCCGCCTTTTGCTTTTTTTTCAACAACAGTAGTATATTTTGAATTTAATACTAATTGTGAATTAGGAGAAAGATGTCCACGCCCTCCAGTAGATCCATTAATAGAATTCGCAGAAACATTAAATGAACTGCCTAATTTATCCATAGAATTTGCAAGACTATTATTCGATGCAACCAAATTTTCGTTTGATGTAGCAACATTGTCGTTTGTATCCCCAACATAAGCGGAAGAATCTTCTATTGTAGAAGTGGATTTATTAATTGCATCACTATTTTTGTTTGTGACTTTATTATTTTTATTCTGGTTACGAATTTCGCTTGCGGACATACCAGCTTCAGCAGGATTGTTTGGAACAGTTACAACAATTGAACCGTTTTTATCATTAAGTTTTATATCGCTATGACCACTACCAGCTTCTTCTCTGGCAATAGCTGATTCTAATAAATCATTTCGTTCTTGTGAGCCACCAAATTCTTTATTTTTCTCCAATAGCCACTTATATTCGTTAATTCTGTCTTGCGAACTTCTCCCACTGTACGTGGTGTCTTGGTACATTCCGGCAAACTGTTTCCCATATTGATCCCCAACTTGTAACATAGATGCCGCCAAGTCTTCGTTGGACTGTACTAACATATCAATTTGGTCATCAATAATAACACCTGCATCATCAATAGATGTAATAATACCATTTGAATTTATAAAATCTTCACCATTAATTTCGATACCGCTTGTGCGATATTTGTCTCGGATTGATTCCGCAATTTGGTGTGCCTGATCCATGGCATCTTGATTACCTTGTTGTTTTGCAAGATTATATGCGGCTTGTGCAGCTCTAATGGCGGCACGGTCTTCAGCAGACATCATCCCATCTATTGGATACGAACTGGAATATCCTCCAGTTTCACCGGAATTTAATTCAAAATTATTGATTGCATCTGTTAATAAACTGAGAGCATATGTATTAGCACCAATTGAGAATGTATTACCATTAACTTCAATACTATTACCATCTAAGACATCTAGATTTTCTAAAATTGCAGCAACTTGTTCATCGGTTACTTTTGCATTTTCGCTTGTAATATTAGATAATACACCAGTAGCAAGAATACTTTTCTTGATTTCATCAATCTGATTATTTGCTGTATCGACAATTTTTTGATTTGATAATGTATTATAATCAAGTGAATTTGTAACCTCTGTTCCCCATAAACCATTTGGAATATTGTTTTTATTATCATTAACCTTAATATTCCAAAATCCAGATTCTTTATTATATCCAGCACCAGGTGTGTTAGGTGCAACAATTTGCTAAGTTCCACCTGCGGTTATAATTTTGTCTCCAATTTGTGCTTGCGGAGGAGCTTGACCATTTTTCTGGACATACCAAGTTTTACCTGTTCCTGTAGATTGGTTCATTAATTCTGACATCTGCAAGAACATTTGGAGCATCTTATTATATTCCAAACCAAGATGTTCGTTTAATTCAGTAGTTTTTTTTGCTATTTGATCTTCTAAATCAAAATAGTTATCTCGGAAATTTTCATATGTATCTTGACGCATTTGCAAGATTTTATCTTCCCAGTCAGCCCCAAGCATTTCTTGAGCTAATAGCCTGTTCTGATATTTTTCATATTCATCAGGAATTTGACTCCATAAATCTTTATACTTATTAAGAGCATCAATCTGATCATCCAAACGTTTAACTTCCATTTCATACTGAATATCACTTAGATTTTCTTCAGCTTCACGAATAGCATCCTCATCAGCCTCGTACACATAACCTTCATTCTTACGTAGCACCTTACGTGTCTTTTGGTTTTTCGCTTTGTCCAAAGCGGCTTGTGCCTGTTGAAGTTTCAAAGCCTCGTTTCGTTCTTCATTAATTTTTTGCAATTCTTCTTTTTCGGCTTCGAGTGCAGCAATACGCTCATCAATTAAATCGGTAACAGCAGAGATAACGCCATCTCTATCTTCTAATTGAAGTTCTAATAATTCCTTCTCTTTTTCTAGACGCTGGTCATAATAATCCATCCAAGCCTTTTCTAAATCTTGGATTGTTTCTTTATTTGCTTCATAACCATCATCAACAAGCCGTTTCCATTCTAACAATGTATCTTTCATCATTTGTTGAATAGCCATAATTTCAGCTTGTTCTAAACCTTTTCGGTCTCCAATTAATTCAATTAAATGTTCAGAGTCAGAAATTTTTTCTTCATATAGACTATGTTTTAAATCATTAATTTCTTGTTGTGCTTCAGAAATCTTATAAGTTAATTCTTCCCAAGTGTCTTTACTTTCTTGGTTTTCCTGATTTAATTCTTCTGTTTTAGAAATTAATTCTTCATAGTCTTTAATAACATCTTGTGATAGTGAATTAATATGATCCATATTTTTGATATATAATTTATCATTTTCAGGGTCATAAGATACATTGAATCCAGCCTTTTTCAATTTATTTACATTATTTTGAATCTCTTTATCTCTGGCTGCATCTAATTCTTTAATTTTCTTACGTTCCTCATCATACAGACCAATTAATTTATCTTTTAATAAAATCTGTTCTTCTATGTCTTCAGTGTGACTATATAAATCATCTAAATCTTGGATTTCGGCTTCAACATCTTCAATCGCTTGTTTTAATAATTTAAATTTATCTATTTCCACAACATAAGGCTCTGATTTATCTTTGCTGCCACTATTACTTTTATTAATTTTTGGTGTATATGATATATTTGGTTTTGGTGTAGACACATTAAATTGTGCTTTGATTTTATCACTTAATGAGTTAACATAATCATTCATTGCAGCGGCTTCAGCTTCTTCACGTGACATACCACCATAAGCATAGTATCTTGCAGCAGTTTGCATACTACCGATAGATGCAATAGAAGCACTTGCGATACCAGCACTAACAGCAAGGTTGTTCAGTGCAGTAATCTGTTGTGAAAAATCTAAACCAGTTTCATTAACTTTAATCATTGTTAAAGCTAAATCGTACATCATATATTTTGTAACACCAATTGCTTCATTTTCTTCTACAAAAGCATTAATCTGTTCACCAGTAATTGTAGTAAGGTTCGCAGTTTCTAAATATGCCTGTGCATAACTTTGTGCTAATGCGTATGAAGCAACTTCTTGAGCATTAGTAACACCTAATTGTTTCAGATATGCAACAGATAAATCATATGTTTCAGGTGTTATATTTTTCAGTGCATCAGAATTATAAATATATGCTTCTGCCAAACTATTAAATGCATCTTTACAAGCATTAATATCAGTAGGGGAGTTGGAAATTATTTCAATGAATTTATTATATTCTTCACCGGCTACAGAAAATTCATTAACAAAATCTTCGTCTATTAATGACAAATAATCAAATTCTTTTCCATCTACAATATCATTGTAAATATCTGATAATTTGTTAAAACCATTTTCTAAATCACCAAAACCAGAGATAGTTGTCTTGAAAGTAATCGGTGTTTTAGCTTCTTCTCTCATCTTTGTGACCATATCAAAAACATCATCAAATGTTAAGTCACCAAAATTTTCGAGATTATATAAAATTTGTACTTCTTCATCAGATAACGTGTCGATAAATCCAGCATAATATCCATCATCATTTTGTACTTGTTCTTTTAAAACCGTACGTGTTTCTGGAATATCAATTGTCAATCCAAGATTCACAGATGTAGATTGAATTAATTCTTGTATTCTTAATAATTTCTGTTCTGCTATATCAAGGTTCGTGATTAGCATATCCTTTTTAATGGGGTCATTATCATACATGCCAGAATCAAGAGCTTCTCGTATTGTTTGAATAATTTCAGTATATTTAGCTTCATAAACAGTTAATTCATCTAAATATTTTGATAATTGGTTCATTTGTAATTCTTCTTGTTTTACAAATTTGTTGTTTGGAACCAATTGATATTCTTCGTTTTTTAGTACTTCTTGATATTCTTTCCTAGCTTGGGATAATTTATCTAAAGATTTTTCTGTTTTACCAACCAACTTTTCGACATCATAATTCATGGTTGTCAAACCATCTTCGCCATCAACACCGCCACCAAGCATACCAGAACTAAAAGCATCACCTTCACCAAAAAGATAACTATCAGACAAGCGTTTGTTCTCAATCTCAAGCTCACGTTCTTTTAGTGCAATAATTCTTTCTAAATATCCAAGCCGCTCTTTTTCTTGTTCGGTTAATTTTGATGTGTCAATATTTGATAATGTATCATACTCATCTTTTAATGATTGTACGTCTGATTTTAATTGATCAACAATAGTTTGTTGTTCTTCGTATGTAACATTTAATTCTGCAAATTTTTCAATAGCAAATTGAATTGCAATAGACGCAGCCATGAATACTCCAATATTAACAGCGGCTGTTTTGAGAGTCTTTGCAAAACTTTTAACGCTGTAAGCGGCTGAATTTGCTGCATTCGCAAATGCCTGTACATCTGCTTTTCCTTTTTTTACACCTTCAAGATATTGTTTTTGGGTTTTTGTCATATCAGAGTATTTATTAGACAATTCTTCTAATGATATGCTAGTGGTATTATACTCATTAACAATTTGTTGTATTGCATCATTTACAGGGATATCTTTAAAAGTTAATAATTCTTTAAATGTATGCCCAACATCTTTTACTCCCATACCTTTATATGCAAGTCTACTACCAAATCCAACAGACAATGCAGCTGTTAATAAACCTGTTTGATGAGTAATTGATGTCAAAAGTTCGAGCAATTCAGTTAACATTGTAATGGCAAGTTTAATTCCATCAGAACTTGTTGATTGTTGCCAGAATTCTTCAGCTGTCGCTGATAAAATCTTAATTCTACCATTAATAGAATCTACAATAGCCTCATTTTCTCTTAGGGCAGAACCTTCAGATTCTTCAACTGACTTAATAACCTCATCAATTGTCTCCCAATTCATTAGAAGTGACGCAATTGCATTCGCACGGTTTTTACCAGCTACAAGTTCCAATAGTGCAGCACGGTCAATATCGTTCATAACTTCAAAAGCCTGACCAAGACCTTTAGCAATTTCAGCAGTTGATTTAAAATCTCCTGTTTCTGTTAAAATATCAAATCCACCACGACCAGTTACATTAGTCAGTGCTAAAATTTGTTCTCGCATTTTTGATGTAGATTCAGCCATGCCGTCAGTAGATTCTCCCATTTCTTCGATTTCAGTTTTTGCACCACGAAGTCTTAAAGAGAAAATTTTTAAAGCAGAACCTGCATTTTCTGTGTTTTGTAATTGTTCGTTTGTAGCGGTAGCTAAAGCAATTGATTCAGCGAAACTATTATTTGCAACTGCAAGAGCTGAAGCTGATCTTTCCAATACTTCACCAATACCAGCAGAACTGATAGAGAAATTATTACCAACTTCATTAAATGCATCTACGACTTGCATAGAATCTTTTGCTTGGATGTCAAACGCTTTCATTGAGGTGATCATATCTTTAGTAGCTGTATCAATATCAATACCATCACCAACATTTACATAGATAGCAGCATTCTTTGACAATTCACTTGCATCTTCAATACTTTCTCCCAATCTTAACCAATCAGCTGATGAGTTTAACAATTCAGCATTTGTACTAGCAATAGCCTTTGCTGTTTCTGCGGTTTGCTCTTGGAAAGACTCATATGTTTCTTCGGTTTCATTAGAAACTTTACGTACTTCTGTCATGGCATAATCTAACGATTTAATAGTATCAAATCCTCGTCTGCCAATATCAAATACTTCCTATAAAGAACCGTATGAAAGCATGTACCTTGCAACCTCTCTCCATTTATTTCCGAGTGAGGTTATAAAGTTTTGCATTTTGTTGATTTGTTGAGTGGTTTTAGTTGTTGTTTCTGTAATAACACCAGATAACTCATCGAATGTTCTTGTAATAGTAACAACTTCGCCATTCAATGCTTGAATTGTCCCAATCCATTTATTACCTTTAAATTCTTGAGAGAATAAATTACTTTGAGTCGCAGCTAATTCTTTAAATTTTGCTGTAGCCTCATCAATATTTTTCAAATCAGATGCTACAATAAATTTTTTCGAAGATGTTTTTCTAAAAATATTATCAAGGATTATAGTTAATTCAGAAGCCTCATTTTTTAATCTAGCCAATTCTTCTGTATTACTAGGATCAATCAATACAGCATTTTGTTGTAATGTTTTTAATCTATTTATTTTATTGGTAATATCATTCACAACAGAACTTGCTAAAGTAGCACTGTTAAATAGTGAAGGGGAGGTTTCTACACCTTTTAATAATGATTCATAATTTAAAATTTTATTATCAGAAACAATAGACTGGCGTAATTTTTCTTGCAATTCTTTTGTTGTATCTTTTTGTACAATCTTTGTTGTTTCTTCAATAGCATTAGTTAATGCATTATAAGAACGGGTAATCGTAATAATTTCGCCATTGGCATTACGAATTTCACCAATCCATTTACCACCAAATAAAGTTTGTTTTGATAAATTATCTTGAGTCTCTGCAAGTTCTTTTAATTTTTCAACTGCGTCATCTATATTAGTAATACCAGTTGCAATAATTTTTTTATTGCCAATGGTTGGTATCGTTTTTGAAATACGTTTTTGCAACTCATTAATATTACTTATATTTTTTGAGAAAAATGCATCTATATCTTGAGTTGTAAATAATTTTGAAAGTTCATTTCGATATTGCTTTAATTGTTCTAAATCTGCCTGAATAGATAAAAATTGATTACTAGATTTAAATTTTTCATCTACATTATTTAAACTTGAAGTATATATACTTAAATCTTTATCAGATAATATTTTGTTTAATGATTTTTCACGATATTCTGCTATATCAAATAAATTACGATATACGCCATCTCGTGTTCTATCTGTAAATAATTTATCATTTGATTTTGCAATCAATTCTTGTTTTTCTATAATAGTTTTTGCAATACTATCATATGTTCTGGTAATCTTAATTAAATCTCCGTTCGCATTTATAGCTTCGCCAATCCATGTATTGCCTTTAGTTTTTGCAGATAATAAATTTTGTTGTTGTTTTGCTAAATACTCAAATTTTTTGATTGCCTGATCAATGTTGTCAATATCTAAATATAGAAATTTACTATCAGATGATCCAACTTTAAAAAGATTATTTAGAATTCTAGTTAGTTCTAAAACTTCGCCTTTATATTTTGAAATTAAATCTAAATTAATTTCAGAATCTGGAGATACAATTCCAGATTTTGCAGATTCACGCAATGTATCAATTCTTTTCATGATATCATTTGTAATAGTAGTGATACTATCACGGTCAGCGTATTTTGTAAAACTAGAGCTATTGTTTAATAAATCTTGAATTTTTGAAAGATACATAAATCTTTCATTTGAACCCATCACAAGATTTTCTGCTTTACGTCTTGTTTCAAGTATTTTAGTTATATCTTTTTCTGTATATCCAGCATCAATATATTTTGCAATATCATTAAAATCTGCTATATCGCTTTGTGAATTTCTATTAGTGTTTGCCTTAATATTTTTTGCAAATAAATTTGGATTATAAATTGGTTTTTGATTAACAGTTTGTCTTGTAAAATTGCTAGCAATGATAGAATCGAAATTTGATAATTGATTCTGTACTTGATTTAATTTATTTGTACTTTCAACAATTTTATAAATTGTGTCTGTGAATTCTTTTTCGATATAATCGTTAGCTTTTTGAATTTCATTAATAGCATTATTTACATTTTTTGATGAAGATAAATCAGAGGTTTCTTTATTTGAATTTACGGATTTGTTAATATTTGCGACAGTTTTTTCTAAACCAGTACCAACTCTTTCAATTTTTGTAGCAATAGTTTCAATTTGTTTTTTTGACGCATCAATTTTTGGTTGATCAGTTTTATTTTCAACTTGATTTTCTGCATTTTTTTGTTGTTCATTTTTACTTTTTGTTTTATTTTTTTTATTTGCAGTTTTCTGATTTTCATTAACCCCAGTCGCAACCTGTTTAATGATGGTGCTAACACTATCGCCAATGATTTTTTTTGGTATTTCTACTTTTTCAACGTTCAAATCTGCTGTTAGATTAAATCTAATCTTATCTAGTTGTGACTGTATTTTAGTAAGTTCTTCTGGTTCTAATTTTACAGATGGACGAATTTCCACATTAGCTAACTGATTTTTGATTGTTTTAATGTCGCGTTCTAGTGCTTTAGAATATTGTTTTTGAATATTAGATAGAGTAGATTCGCCATCTTTAATTTCTTCTTGAATTTCAGATTTATAAGCTGAAACAAATTGAATCGGGATAGTTATTGGTTTAATTTTTTCTGCAACAGAATCTAAAATGCGTTGTGCTTGCTTTTGCAAAGTAGTGGAGTTTGTAGAAATCCTTAATTCTGTTGTTACATAATTCCCGCCATTAAACATTCCAGCAAACGCATTTGATTTAATATTTGTTTGCTTCTTAATCTGATCATCCAAATATTGTGTTTTATATTGTTGGACTAATTCTGGATGGTGTTTTGTATATTTTCGGTATAATTGGTCTTGTTTTGAGACAAATTGATCAATCTGAATTTCGGCTTCATCAAACACAGAAAAATCAACATCAAATGGTTTTCCACTTTTAGTTTTTCGTGCAAATTCAGCATAAGCATCCTGTACAGATTCTATATCAGTAACTAATTTTTGTATACTAAAAGATAGGTCATCAATTTGGTCAATTACCTGTTTATAATCATTAGAATCTATTTGTAATGATTTTTTATATTTCTAATTTTGATTTAGCTGTTGTAATAAAGGTTTCAACTCGGCAATTTTTTCTTTATATAATTTATAATAACCTTCTTCTGACCCAATTTTATCATATTCATCAACAGCTTTATTAGCGATTTCTTTTAGTTCTTCTTTACGCTAAACGATTTGCTTAATTTGCTCATTTATATCGTCCATTTGTTTTTTTAGTACATTTGAACTATTAGACGATAAATTGTTTTGACCAATATTTTTTTGTATATTAGCAAATTCGTTTAATGCCTTATTAGCTTTCGTAATATATTGGCTCAATACATCTGCCTCTTTATTCATTTCTTGAATTTTACTGCTAAAACTGCCAGATTCAATAGCGGAGATGCGTTTGTTTAAATCATTAAACATATTTGTAAATTTTGTGTTCATATTTTCAAATTTCTTAGATATTTTATTAAACGCATCAGTATCTAAAGATTTTACTTCTACATTAGAAAGGCTTTTTAATTCTGCTTTTGCTTGTTCTACATATTGCTTAATTTCAT